CTTTTAAAACTATTTTATTTTCCATAATATTCTTTCCTTTCTTTTTAATCTTCAAATACTGATAAATAATTTTTACTTCCACTATATCCAAAGCATAAGTTTCCGTCGTCACATATTAGTGCTAATTCGCAAAGTTCTACTTCTTCTGGACATTTATAAATTCTATATTCTCCATGTGCATAACAAGCCTTTCTTGAATAAACTATGTCATAGTGTTCAAGTTGTTCTTTTGTAGGCTCTTTGTGATTAATATCACTAACTTTTAGTATTTTGTATTTTTTTTGTAATTCACTATAAATCTGTCTATTAATAGCCATTTTTTCTTCTTCATTTTCTGTAAATGCATATGACTCATATACTATTTTTTCCATTTACATCACCTCAATTCTTAATTGAGAATCTGTAGTTACTATTAAACTAATTATTTGTGTATTTATTGGGTAAATTTCATTTATTGATTCTCTATTGTCTATAAATATTGGTGCGGATGTATTGTAGAATTTTATAAGAGTATTTATAATATCTAATCCTGCAAGTATTTTATGTGCATTATTTACATCAGAATATGGAACACCATTTACTAATGTATCGCAGCATTCTATAAGTCCTCCATTAATTTGAGTATCAAACAATCTAAATTTTACTATCTCAAATTTACTGTTTATTGCATTTTCTAATAATTCTACTTTTGTTTTTGTAAATTCTTCTAATGCATATTGTTCGCCCTCTAATTCTTGTATTTTCATTGAAATATTTTCTTCTTCATTTTGTAATTCTTCTATACGTAGTTTTGTTTTTTCTTGTATATCTCTTTCATTTAATATTTTATTTAATTTATTTATTTCTTCAGTAATTTCCACTTTTTTATTTTGCAGATATGATATATCTCCATTTGTTAAATTATTTACTTTTTCTTCTAGTTCTTCAATTTCCTTAATTTTATTATTGTATTCAGGAAGCAAAGTTACATCAAATGAATTATCATTTTCTTTTGCTTTTTCTATTTCTGTGATTTTATTACTTATTTCAGTGAGTTTATTATTTAATTCTTGAATTTCTTGTTGTAGCATTTCTCTAGCTTTTGTATTTTCATCAAGTCTCATGTTAATTGCCTGGCCTTCTTTGTTTATTGCATCTTGTTCACTTTTTATATGTAAAGTAAAATTATTTTCAAATTGTTTTTTCATTTCTTCAATCTTTTCAGTTTCATATTCTCTCTTACAAGTTGGACATATAAACGAATTAGAATCGAATTCTAATCTTTTATTGCTAACTTCATCCCATTTTTTATATAATTCTTGTTTTCTATTTTGATCTTGTTTAATTTTTAATAATCTTTCACTATCTTCGTCTTGTTGATTTCTAATTTTACTTTCTAGTATTCTTTTCTCATTTTGCAAATTAATTAACTCTGAAGAATATTTTTGCGAGTATTCAGTTTCTTTTTTCAATTTATAGTCTGATAACTCTTTTTTTGCTGCAGTTAACTGGTCTGCAATTTTCATGTTTTCTTTTGCTCTTGCTTGAACATCTGTCATCTCTAATTCTGTAGTTTTCAATTGACTGTTAAGTTCTTCTTTTTCTTTCTCAATTTTTTCGTAGTCAATATTATGTTCTGTAATTAGTGTATTTGTAAGTTCATCAATTCTTACAGGTATTGATTCCTTTTGTTTATTCAATTCTTTTATTTTAGCTTGTACTACTTTTTTATAATCATCAATACTTCTACCTTCTATATTTTTTCTTATTGAACTAAATTCTTCTTTTGAATTTAATATTTCTTCATCTGATACATTTGCTCCAGAAATATTTATGAGTAATTCTCTTCTTTCTGTCCATTTTAATTGGTTATTGAAGTATGATGGATCTGTAATTAGTTTGAATAGACTTTCTGGTATTAAACTATTTATTTTTTCTTCGTAATCTTTTTTCTTTACTGGTACTTCATCTATCCAATAATTAGTTTCATGGCCAGAAAATTCTTGTTCACTTTGTCCTCTCTTTTTTACCCATTTTTCTTGAAATACTTTCTTAAATGTCATGTCTTGACCATCTATTAATAGAGTGGCCTCTACTTCATGCTCTAAAAAATGAATTGGTTTATTGTTTTGATCTAAAGTTTTTATATTGAAATCTTTTTTATCATTGCTATCCTTATCAAAAAACAACCATTTAAATGCATCAAATATTGTTGTTTTTCCTGTTGCATTTCTTCCATATATATTTGTGTTTTGTCCGTTAAAAATAACTTCTAATTCTTTTATTCCTTTGAAGTTTTTTAATTTTAAATTAAATATTTTAATTTCCATAATTATTTTCCTTTCCTTTTTATACTAAATGTTTTTTCTGCATCCTCAATAGCTTCTTTAAAACCACAATCCGGACATATTTCAGTTTTATTATCCCTTCTCGATAGTGCACCTCTACCTTTTGCATATGTTTTTCCACATTTAGGACATTTTGCCATTTAATCCCCCTCCCCTTTTCTTGATTTTCTAAGTTTTGTGTGTTAGAATATCATTAAAGCATTTATATAAGTGTTTTATAGAACTATTTGGTACTTTGGTCGGTATTTGGTAGTTCTATTATTTTTGCATTTCCATGTTGATTTTCTTTTTTGAAGAAACCGTCTATTTCATCAATAAGAAGTTCATATCTAGTATCGGTACATAATTCTGATATTTTTCTTCTTTTTATACTTGGATCAGAATAATTATTTGACTCGTTTATAGTTCTTATTTGTAGTAAAATATCTGCTACACTAAACTTAATATCTTTGATTTCCTGGTCCTTTAATGCAATTGTTTCTTCTAATTGCTTTATTTTTAAGCCTTGCTCACTATGTTTCCCCATCATATTTATCTCACCCCTTTCAAATTTCTTAATTTATATTTCATTTTTGCTAATGTTATAATGTGCCATATGTAACAATTATGTAATTTATCTTGCTTTGGCATATTTTCTTTTTCTCCTTTCTTCTTTTGCTTCATCAATTTCCATTTTTATAATTGAAATAAATAAAATTGGAATTGAAATATATACTATTGTCATTATCTGTTCCATTGTAATTATTTGTGATAACTTTTCAGCAATTATAGAACCTACAATTGGAATCCATATAATTGATGTTCCTAATAAAAATTCAATAATTTTTCTAATAATCTTCATTTGTTATTCCCCTTTCATTCTTTTCTTTCTGTACCATTCTCGTATTGCACTTCCTAAAGCAACTTTTTCTTTTCCAAAACTTTCACTAGGAAAATCTTTCTCATTAAATATTTCTTGTGCTGTTGGTATGCTGCATCCTCTTAGTTCTGCAAAGGTTGTAGGACTATAAAATGTATCATCGTTTAACTCTCTCATAATATTCCTCCTTTATAATGTGTGGCTTCCGCATTTTTTATTTTTTTTCATGTTATCTCCTTTTTATGAATTTAATTCATATTTTTTGGTAAAAAAATATGTAACTGATTCTTCAATGGCTATACCCAATAGATTGCAGATTTCTACTATTTCTATTTGATTAAATGGTGATTTACAATTTATTTTATTTGAAAAACTACCTGCACTCATTTCTACTCCATTTTTTTGAAGTTCCTTTACAAAATTTGCTTCACTTCCAAAATATGTTCTAATTCTTCCTCTTAAAAGAGAATAATCTAAAGAATTTAGCATCATATCACTTCCTTCCATTTTCATTTTATGAATTTAATTCATATTTGTCATTATAATATATCACACTAAAAATATTGTCAATACTTTTTATGAATTTTTTTCATTTTTTTGTATTATTTTTCAAAAGTATTGATTTTATTTCATTTTTTTGATATGATATTCTATATCAAAGGAGGAAAGTTATGAATAATGAAAGAACCGATAGCTTTGCTAATCGTTTAGCAATTGCAATGCAATTAAATAATATAAATCAAATCGAATTATCAGAAAAAACAAAAGCATTTTCAAAAACAATATCACAATCACTTATAAATAAATATTTAAAAGGTAAAGCACTTGCTAGGCAAGATAATATATATATATTATGCAAGATTTTAAATGTTGATGAAGCTTGGATGATGGGATTTGACGTTCCAATAGAAAGAACTCCAGATGAATTAAGAACTAATAATGATATTTTTCAATATACAGCTATTGATTCAGCTATGTTTCCTTTACTTGATGTTGGAGATATTGCCTTTATTCAAAAAACATCTAATTACGAAAGTGGTCAAACAATTTTGTTTAGATTAGATAATAGAGAATATATTAGAAAGGTTATAGATAATAATAATATACTTGAATTTCAAGCTATGAATGTATATTATCCTACTATAAAATTAACAAAAGATGAAATTAAAAAGAAGAACTTTAAAGTAATTGGCAAGGTAATAAAAGCAGAAAATAAGAGTGCTTTTAAATAAAATACTTGAAAGGAGGTTTTATTATGGATCCAGTTATTATATTTTTTCTTATATTTATATCATTCTGTTTATTTATGATTTATTATACTTCACACCAAAAATCTAAAATAAAAAAGAATATCTTAAATTTAAAGAATGAAAAAAATGCAACGATATTTATGACATTGTCACATTTTTATGGATTACCTATTGCAGAAAATACAATTACCCAAGTTTTATCTTGTCCCAATGAGTATGAATTTTTAGCCAATAATAATTCATTTAAATTATCTAAAGAGAAAGTCACAGATATATCTATAACTAACGATGTAGATATACAGAAAAATAATGTTTCAAGCATAGGTAGCGCTATTCGGTGGTGCCATGTTATTTGGTCCAATTGGAGCAATGATTGGTGGTAGAACAAAAGAAAAAACTTCTAGAACAATACATTCATATTTAATATTTACATATACAAATAACAATGAAATAAAATATATTGCTTTTGATTGTACTGGTAATAGGAATGTTCATAATTTAATAAAAGAATTTAATTCAAATAAGCCAAAGATAAAAACAACTATAAATTTATAAAAAAGGATAATGTGTATCTTTTTGCGGAAGCCACACATTATCCAGAGCGTAAACACTTCGAAAAGTGAATACTTCTATATTATATATAAAAGTCCTTCATTTTTCAAGTGGTATTAAAAGAAATTTGGAGGTTTTTTATTATGGGAACATCAAAGAAAAGAGGAAATGGAGAAGGAACCATATTTAAACGAGAAATAAAAGGTAAAACATATTGGATTGCAGAATATACTATTGAAATGTATGATAAAAATGGTAAAAGAAAAAGAAAAACAATTTCAGGAAAAACAAGGCAAGAAGTAAAATTAAAGTTAGAAAAAGTTATTACAGAATTAAATACAAATACTTATGTTGATAAATCAAAAATTACTTTTTATCAAATTGCAAAAGAATTTATAGATACTGGATATGAAATGAATAAATTAAAGCCTTCTTCTTATAAAAGAAAATTACATACATTACAGGAAATATCAACTCATTATATTGCTGATATGGAGTTACAAAAAATAACAGAAAATGATTTAAGAGATTTTTTCACTTATATAACTAAATATTCTAATTCTACTATTGCTAAAATATATGGAATTGTTAATCATACTTTCAAAATTGCAGTTAGAAGAAATATATTAAGATTTAATTTTTTAGATGACCAAATAGAATTTTCAATTCCGTTTTCTGATATTAAAGACAGAAAAGTTTCTGCTCTTACTATTGAAGAACAACAGCAATTTGTAAAAGCAATGAAAGAAACTAGCTGCAGATATAAATATCAATTTTTAATTAGTTTATTTACAGGAATGAGAATGGGCGAAATAAATGCACTTGATATTGATGATATAGATTTTAATAATAAACTTATTCATATAAGAAGAACTATTACTCGTGGATTAAATGAAAGAGCAATGATTGGATCTTATACAAAAACTATAAATGGAACTAGAGATATAATAATGGATAGACATGTAGAATCTATTTTAAAAGATTATTTATCATCATCTTATTATCACGAAAATGATTTGCATTTGCTATTTTGCAATTCAAGAAAACAATGTATAAGTACAGATACAACTAATATGATGTTCAAATATATATGTGAACAATATAATATTGGAAAAGGCTCTAAATTACACCAACACATGTTAAGGCACACCTTTGCAACTAGATGTATTGAAGCAGGAATGCCTGCATCTGTTTTAGCAAAAATAATGGGACACGCAAATGTGTCCACTACACTAAATGTATATTGTGATGTATTTGATAGATTTAAACAAACTCATATTGATCTATCATATAATTATTTAAAAGAAAATGGCTTGACAATGGATTTTTAATTTTCCAAGTTTCAGCCACCGTTTCAGCCTTGCGAAATAATTTTAAACTATTTCATATTCATTTTAAAATATGTTAAAAATGTAAAAGCCTTTAATATATAGGGTTTGAAGTATTTTGAAATAAACTCAAAATATGTTCAAATCCTACTATTATGCCTGTTTTTGCCAACCATTATAACTTTTTCCGTCATATTCTATTGTCAATTTTATATTTCTCATAACTATTTGTCTTCTTTTTCTTCTCTTACCTTTTTTATATTTTTTAATTTTTCTATTTTATTTTTTTCTTTATTATCTAGTCTATTTGTTATAATGCTTTTTATTAATATCTTCTTTAATTCATCTTCTCTAACATCTGCAATTAACGTTCCATCTTTTGCAATTGATATTTTTCCAGATTCTTCTGATACTACTATTACAACTGCATCTGTTTCTTTAGATATTCCAACTGCTGCTCTGTGTCTTGTTCCTAATTCTTTTGATATGTCTTGTCCATTTGCAAGTGGTAATATGCATGCTGCTGCAGATATTTTGTTGTTAGAAATTATTACAGCTCCATCGTGTAATGGTGTATTTGGTACAAATATGTTTACTAATAACTGTGGAGATATTTCTGAGTTCATTTCTATTCCAGTTGAGACTATATCGTTTAGCCCTATATCTCTTTGCATTACTATTAATGCACCCGTTTTTGTTTTTGCCATTTCTTCTACTGCAATTACAATTTTATAAATATCTTCTCTAGTTCTTGTTTCTAAGTCTTTTTCTATTCCAAATAGATGTGTAAATTTGTTTGTTCCTATTTGTTCTAAAGCTCTTCTTAGTTCTGGCTGGAATATTACAACTAACGCAACCACTCCTGATGGAAGTATTGCAGTTAGTATTGAATGTACTATTTCTAGTTTTAATATTCCACTAACCCATGTAATTATTATGAAGAATAATATTCCCTTTACTAGTTGTAACGCTCTAGTATCTTTTGCAAATTTGAATACCTTTATTATGAAAAAAATTACTATTGCAAGGTCTAATACTAAAGATATAATCTTTATTGGATATTGCTTTAATAATTCTATATAGTTAACTACATCGTTTGACCATATGTTTAGTGCTTCCGTTATTAGATTTTCTTTCATTGTTTATATTTTTCTCCTTTTATGCACATTTTTAATAATATTTAGTTGATCTTTTTAAGTTACATATTGATAAGATAAAATATAAGTGTTCCTGCAACAGCAAATACCATTAATAAACAAAGTATTAATGCCATTACTCTTACAAATATTTTTCCTGCTTCGTGTCTTTTTGCCATTTTGTGTTTTCCTCCTTTTAGTTAAAACCTTATTTTTACTGAAAATTATTTTTTATTAAAATTTACTTTTAGTTACTTTCTTTTAATAGTTCTGCAAGTAGTATTATATACATTGCATGTGACCAGCCAAGTCCTATTACCCAGCTAGGTTTCATTGTTTGATTATCCACTTGTTCTGCTAAAAAGCCTAAATTACTAGAACTATTTGTAACAAAATTAAAGCATTCTTTTGCTCTTTTTTTATCTCCACATTTTAAGTAATACATTGCCATCCATAGTGTTGTTACTGGCCAAGGGCTTGTACCTCCCATATAACTATCTTGTTCGAATCTTAAATATCCACCTGTATATGTTCGTAGTGTCATATTTATTTTTTCTACTGTGTTTGTTACAACTTTTTCTGTTGGCGAAAATACTTCAAATGGATATACTGCACCCATTATG